TAATTGATGTAATTGAGGATTTTTGATGAAAACAATGTATGAGATATTTGATGAATTTGAAAATGCCAAAAGTAAAAAAGAAAGAATGCAAGTAATTGGCGATAACTTGTCACAAACTTTAGTTGATATTCTAAAATTGACTTATCATCCAGATTTTAAATGGAAAATAAAAGAGATTCCGGAAAATTATAAAGTACCAACTGATGTATTGCCTGGCATAACACATGATAGCTTAAATGCACAACTACGAAGAATTTATATCTTTCTAGAAGGCAATCATACAGCAGAAACACTCTCTGAGAAAAGACGCAACGAACTACTAATTCAAATGCTAGAATCTATTGAACCAAGAGAAGCTGAAGTGCTGCTAGGTATTTTTCAAAAAGATTTGGGTGTAAAAGGATTAGACTATAAGTTTGTCAAGGAGGCTTTTCCCGATTTACTACCATGATAACCAAAGAAAAAATAATAGTAACATCTGGTTATTTTGATCCAATAACATTAAAAGAAATAATACACCTACAGAGATGTAAAGAGATGGGTGATTGGTTAATTGTAGGTATTCATTCCGACATGTTACTACACATGAAGACTGGCATATTAAATCAAAGTTTAGAAGTTAGAAAAAAAATATTAGAAAGCATAAAATACGTTGATGAAGCTTTTATCTTCAACGATTGTAACGATAATGTATGTAATTTATTAAAAGTGGTGAAAGTATGTTACCCCCGCACAAACATCACTTATGTTTCTGAGTTTGACATGTCCGACAGACCAGAAACAAAAATTGGGGGCATTAATTTTGAAGTTTTAAGTAAGGAGTAATTAAGTGCCAAAACATGTTGAAAAGTTTCGTAAGACTAGGAACTACAACGAAGATGAATATGAGTTCTTTTATGAAAAGAAAAAAATGAGAAAATCTAAACCATCTAGAAATTCATTCTATAATGATGATTATGATAATGAGTATCAGAAGTCTACAAGAAAACGTTACAAACAAATAGGTTAAAATTACTTTTGTGTTGCATCTACGCAACAACTAGCTTGACAATATCCTCAATCGTGTTATAATAAGAACAATTGAGGACACTTAGTTATGATGATTTATACGCGAATTCAAAAATCCAAGGTCAAAAAAGGGCCGAAAGCTGAGCGCGAGCAATATGAGAAGTGGTTGCAATCACACAAACCAACCAAAATTCTCAAAATTTCGAAGACTAACAACACTTTGACTGGATATAAACTGTCGGCTCCTGCCGGCCGCGAGACTGCACGCCTTCCTTCACTAAGTACCGGTGAAAATGGTGCCACAAAAGCTGCTCCGAAAGTTTATACTGGCACAAAAGTTGTCGGAATCGCTACGATGCATAAATCCAACGCTGTTCCTGTTTTTTCCGATGAAGAAGCAGTCGAAATTTCTAAAATGAGGCGCTAAAATGAAGACAAAAAAGAGTTTTGTTGTAAAATTACAACGTCCTGTGTGTCGGACGCCGATTAAATGTGTTCAAAAACACAAAAATGATGTAAAATACTCACGTAGAGACAAAAATTTGCGTAATTTTACTAAATTTGTGATTGGAGATGAGTGAATGTCAAAAGATTTCACGAAAAAACACTGGACTACGAAACTAATTGAAACTGATGATGGTTCAGGTGATGCAATCCTTCAATTTCCTGATGAACTCATTCAAGAAAAGGGTTGGAAAGAAGGAACTGTTCTAAATTTAAGAGTAGAACAAACCGAAACTGGCAATGTACTTGTAATTACCGAGAAAAAGTGATATGAACCTAATTGACTCAAAATCTATTTTGGCCAAACTGATGGCTACAGAAGACTTGACCGTTGAACAGCGTAATGTCTCGACGGCTTTCTTTGATGTGCAGAACCGAATTCTTACAGTTCCTATTTTGGACAAAAATATCTCTTCTCAACTTTATGATCTCTTTATGGGTCACGAAGTTGGTCATGCTCTGTATACTCCTTTGGATGGCCTTAAAAAGTCTAAAGAAGAAAAAGTCAACATGTCGGTTCTGAACATCGTTGAAGATTCTCGCATCGAACGAAAAATCAAATACAAATATCCTGGCCTAAAGAACTCTTTTGTCAAAGCTTATCAAGAGCTTCTAGAGAAAGATTTCTTTGAAACTGCCGGAAAAGACCTCAATGATTATAATTTTATTGATCGCGTGAATCTACACTGCAAAGGTGGTGCATGGCTCACTATTAGATTCAATGAAACTGAGCGTGAACTTCTAGGCCTGGTTGAATCGACCGAAACTTTTGATGACGTTGTTAAAGTCACCAAAAAAATTATCGACTACATGAAGTTTGAAGAAGAAGAACGCAAAAAAGAAAAACAGAAAGAAGATCCTTCTGATGAAGGTTATGATTCAGAAGATTCTGAAGTAGAAGAAGGTCCCATCTATAATGAAGAAGATGGTGATCCAAAAGAACAGAGTGAAGAAGGATCCGAAAAGACGGAGAAATCTCGCAGTTCATCCTCAAGTAATAAAGAAGATGAAAAGAAGAGTGATGAAAAAGAGGATGAAATCCGTTCCAAAACGGATGACGCATATCGTAAAAACGAATATCAGTTGTTCGATAATGGTGACAATGAAATTCGTTATGTGAATATCCCAGAATTCAAAGTCGAGAATAATATCTTTGATTACAAAGATGTATATAAACGATATGAAGAAGAAGGATATGGTCTCGCCAAAAAAGAATTCGATTCGTTTCGTAGAGATTCGAACAAGGTTGTTTCCTATCTTGTCAAAGAATTTGAAATGCGTAAGAACGCAGATCAATTGAAACGTGCTACGACAGCGAAAACCGGTGAACTGAACATGAAACAGGTGTTCTCATATCAATTCAACGAAGATATCTTCAAGAAAATTACTGTGATGCCTGGTGGCAAATCACACGGGCTGATCATGTTTGTTGATTGGTCTGGTTCGATGGCTCGTCACCTTGCAAACACAATCAAACAGTTACTTAACCTTGTGATGTTTTGCAAGAAGGTAAATATTCCTTTTGAAGTGTATTCTTTTGTTGAGAACACCATCACCGAACATTCATCAACATTCAAATCAAAGAAAAATGATTTTGTAATCGATGATTTTGGTCTAGTCAATCTGTTGTCTAGTCGAATGTCGGCCAAAGATTTTAGTTATGCAGGCGCCGCTCTAATGCATATGAGTGGGTTAACATCTTTCCGTGGAATTCCCCGTACTCCTTATTGGATGTCATTGTCGGGTACTCCGTTGAACGAAACAATTATTGCTGCTATGGAAATTATTCCTTACTTCCAGAAAAAGTATAAGTTGCAAATTGTTAACACCGTTTTTCTGACTGATGGTGAAGGACACGCATTGTATCAATATCAGGTTGGTGACGCGCTTCGCCATACAGGAGATATTCGTTATTGCAGTTCTAGAACGAAAAAGGTTTCGAAGATTGTAATTCGTGATCAGAAAACGAAAAATCAAGAAGAATATAATCCAAGCACTTATATGAATGAGCAAACTTCAGCTCTCATTAAATTGTTGAAGGCACGAACCAAAACAAATGTGATTGGTTTCTATATTGCTCATGGCAAAGACTATCGTTCAAAAGTTGACCAATTTATTCCTATCACTCAGTCTACTGAAAGAGAAAAGGCAAAGAAAGATAGGTACTGTGTTGTGACAAGTGCAGGTTTTGATGACTACTATATCTTGCGTTCGGAGTCCATGGACACCGATGAAGACAATGAACTTGTTGTCAAAGAAAATGCTACAACCCGTGGTATCGTATCTGCTTTCAACAAGTATACGGGCAACCGAGTTGGCAACCGAGTGATTCTTAACCGTTTCATCAATCTTATTATTTAAAAGGGCATAAAATGTATTCCGAATATTATAATGGCAACAAGAAGGCTGTCGTCAATAAAAAGACTTCAACCAATATCGATGAGAACCGATCTCTATGGGAAGTTTCAATGTACATTGATAATCGAATCGTACAGAAAACTAATGCATACAATGAACAACAAGCCGAGAATATTGCTGAAGACTTCATCAATGCTGGTGCTCAAACTTCACCCACCCTACTGAATGAGCATCTCAATGGATAAACAGATCAAAGAAGTTTTCTGCATTGCACAGGAAGAGTGTGCAGAAGTGACACAAGCAATTTCAAAAATCTTCCGTTTTGGTTTCGATTCAAAGAATCCACAGACAAACAAAAGTAATAAACAATGCCTAGAGGAAGAAGTGGGTGACCTCCTGGCCATGGTTGACATTATGGTGGAAAAGTGTATAATCTCGGATAGTAGCGTTAATGCTGCTCGAAAAGCCAAACGTGAAAAACTAAAGGTCTGGTCTAATATCGAGGTTTAAAATGTTCCACAAGATTATGAATAAGCTGGGTCGGTATCGGCTCATCAAAGACAGGATTTCTGGTGATGACTACATGCACCGTTATTACCTGTTCTTAAAGGATCGTAAATGGTTTCCCTTTAACTTCACCTTACATAAGATTGTAAAGTCTGATGAACCAGTGATGCATGACCATCCGTGGCCGTACATGACAATCGTTCTCAAAGGCGGTTATTATGAACACACCCCAGTCTTTGACAAAGATGGTAGGATTTTTGCAGAAACTTCCCGATGGCGTGGTCCTGGTTCTGTCATCATCCGTGGTTCAAAAGAGTACCACTGGTTAGAACTGGACAATAATCAACCGGCAACAACACTGTTCTTCATGGGACCTCAGCTTCGCGAATGGGGTTTCTGGAAGGGCAAATGGATCCAATCCGAAGAATATCTAGAGAAGCGTCTTAAAAATGAGCAATGAAGAGTTAGAGAGAATTTACGAAGAGATGAAGGAAATCTTTGGAGATCATCTTCCTCATCCGGAACAGGAACCAATCCGTTTCGCATATTATGTTAAGCTCTATAAGTATTACCACGTTTCAAGCGCTTCCGGCGTTTCCTGAGTAAGTAATGAGAAAACAAAGAAATCCTTTTCATGCTTTACTTGAAATGTGCAAGAAAAACGGCATATATTTAAAACCGGATGGCACATGGGCAATCAATTCATCTACCAACAGACGTAGAATGGAGAAGACTGGATCATCCGTTGGTGGCGCTGCAGGCAAAAATTCTAAGGAGTGGAAACCAGCTAAGGTTTTAATTACCGAAGATGATTTAGAAAAACAGTGGAATAAACAGAATGGCAAATGCTATTGGTTAGGAACACCACTAGATTTGGGTTTGTTATACAAAGATCATCCTAATTGGTATCCAAAACATCCTGGTGCGCCGTCTGTCGATAAAATAAACGAATCTGGAGATTATACTCCAGACAATATCGTTATAACAACCAGATTTGCAAATTTCGGTAGAAACATTTATCCACACGACAAGATGTTAGAATTTATTAAATCTATCAAAAATGCAAACGTTCTTTGATATCTCTATTGTTTCACTGAACCTTTTCAGCTTCATGCTGGGTATGCTGTATACCCTCAGTACTATCAAAACATTTGGCAATCCAGTAAAACTCTGGTTACATATTGTCGTTTATGTTGCCGGGCTCGCTCTCTACTTTTATTTAAATGGTACAGGAAATATTCAAATGGTTCCCCAGTCAAACGCAAAGTATTACCAACTAGATGTTGTAATGAAGACAGGATTCAAATACTCACTGGTTTGCCTGGGCAAACAATTAGAAGGTATGAAAAAGAATTCTTCCGGAGAGTGGACCGAATCTTTGAAGGTTACTGAGATAACAAAAGAAGAATATGAGAAATTCTACCATAGAGATGAAAAGAAAATTTTGAAAAACTTAGAATCCATTCCAGAAAAAAAATCCAATAAGACTAAAGATCCTATTGCGTTTTCTACTGTAGAGGATTTCTTAGAAGGTAACACTAAAATTAAGAGTAGGAAAGAATAATCATGGAATTAGATGATGAATACGATATTTCCAAAATGTCATTGAATCAACTTTTCAGAGAACTGAAAGATGCCACTCAAAAGTTGCAACGATTAACAGAACTGAAAGCTCCCGAAATATTGATTGAATATCAACGAATTCGATTTGATACTGTAATGAATGAATTGTTGAAATATATGAGCCTCTCTGGTATCGAAAATGAAATGCAAACCAAATGGTTAAACCGCAAATGGAGAGATAAGGAATTATATGGCGAAGATTGATGATACCGTATTTGAATATCAAGAATTTGCAATTGGTGGTAAACTAGTCACTGCCACCATGAAGGTTACAGAATTTGAAACCATTGGTGTAAGTAGTGATGCAATCAAAGAAAGATTGATGAGACCAATGATCGATTATATCATAGAGAATAGACTTGCAGAATTCACTATGGTTGACAGCCCAGTAGATAACTGTAAGACATACCGAGTCCGTTGTTACCTTGCACCAGACCACACTGTTAAGATTCTAAGAACCCTTAAACAAAACCCACAATTATGAAATACGTTTACTCAGAAGAATATGATGCATATTATGATGAAAAAACCAATGAGTGGCTTGATGACAAGTGTGAAGATCCGAATTGTGAATTCTGTATGAAAAGACCAGAAAAACCACTGGAGAAATTAGATGAATGAACTTGTAGAGAAAAGACTATTAACCAGAAAGAAAAAACCAAAGGCTGGTTATCATCCGAACAGTGCGCCCTATAAAGTTATTGTGCATCCTCATCATTCTGATCCGTATATTAAAAGAGAATATGTGACAAAAGAGAAGGCTGAGAGATATGCTTTAGAACTATCAAAGAAATATAGATGTAAGATAACAATCGAATATATTAAGGTTTCCGGTCCAGGAAAAAATTTCGAATCCTCAGATTCCGGCCCAGAAAATAAAAAATTGGAAAAAAGAGTTTGACCTGGAGGGGCTTTTTATTATATACGCGCTCACCCCATACCCCCATCCATACCCCATAACAGCTGCTCCATGGCAACCAGCAGCCACCATATAAGCCAAAAAAAGGACGCCGAAGCGTCCCAAAGCAACCACCAGCCAACCAAAAAATCAAGCAACCACAGCCAACCGAATAACCTTTGCCATTTTCCGCCCATGCGCCGGATAACCAATGACCGCCACCGATTTATCATAGCAGACACGGCAGCCATTACATTTACCACCATGCTCATATGCACGGCACAATGTAACACCAGCAGGCACATTGTCAGCACTAGGCAGAATGGTGCTGCCATGTACACCATCCACATACGTACCATCCACAGCATCACTAGAGGGACGCACCATTACATTAGGTAACGCTTGCATGGCAGCGATGATGGCATGGAATTTGGTAAACTTATGCATACGGGTGGGCAACCAGTGCTTTACATGGGGAGTGGCAACCATAACAGCGTACATTTTCTCCGCGAGCTCTAGGGAATACATGTCTCCAGAATCGAACCACCGGAAGTACTTCTGCTTTTTGAGAGCAGCCACCATGGTGTCAACCCAGGTAGCTTCTTGCCATGCCAGCTTATTATCATAGCGGACGGCTTTGACGCCTGGGAAATTGTACATTCCGGTGGTGGCGTAGCAACCAGAGCAAGCAGCGACCATGCCGCCGTTGGTGGCTTTGCTGCCGGGGCAAGTTTCGATAGCTTGCAGCGACCAGGACAGAATGTTGTCCAGCTTGGAGGTTTTGGAGAGCTTGTTCATTTTCTTGGCATTCCTTGTTTAACCGATGGATGAATCCTACAGGAAGTGGTAGGAATGGCAATGGTAAACTTTAGTATTCCAGCAACCTTGTCAACCGCTTGCCAAGGCTAACGGATTATGATAGGCTGGTTGGTTATGCGAAAACTGTAACCAATTGTCTTACAGTGACAACCACCGAATTAGCTAGCACCGCAGCAATGGCCAGGGTTTTCTCGGAGAATACTGCACCAAGGAACATAAAGCCAAAAGCCAAGAGCAATAGCGCAGGCACCACGAAAAACGAAACCAGCATCTGAATCATTTAAGGTCTCCAAATAAACAAGTCCATAATAACCACAGCAGAAGCAATAAAGCTAACCGCGATCATAATGCCCAATTCGAAGCGATCAAAAACTGACATATTAAGCACCTTTGGTGATAGTAACAGCACCAGCCTTGCGGTTGGCTTTGGCAGCCTTAGCACCAACCTTACCAACCTGCTTGGACAGCAGCTTCTGGAGGCGAGCCTCTGCCTTTGCAATAGCAGCAGTACGCTTCGCTTCAGCATTAGCCAGCTTTTCTGCCTGTACAGTAGCTTTCAGCTCTTTCACGCGAGCTTGCAAGGTTTTAACCTCAGCACGAGCTTGACGGAGAGCAGCAACGGAGAGGGAGACGGTTTTAGCCATTTTAAATCCTTTAATTAATGAGCCAATTGAGAAACGATATCCAGAGCACCTTGCAAGCCGTTATAGCTTTCAGCAACCGGGACACT